ACATAATATTCATGTATTGCATTTGTTTCTTCTTGAGGTTTTTGAAAAGGGTCATAAAACATATATTAATCTTTTGAAATTGCTAAACTACCTGCGTTTGCAATATTTATGGTAGCATCTTGGTCTGTAACTTTTAATTTATTTGTACTTGAATCATATGTTATATCATCGCCTAATGTTGCCACTTCAGCACCTGCCGTATCTGTATCTGCCTCACTTGATATATTTTTGACAGATGAAACTTCAGAACCTTCTTTTGCTCTTACAACTGTTACTGCAGTTTGTAGACTTTCAGGAACACCTTGAGTTGTAGTTGCAGAATAACCAGTAGTATTACTACCATCATTTTGTGTTATTGTTATTGAAAAATCACTTGTGTTCTCGGCAGTATCACTTGTAAATGTTACAACTTTATGTGCTACACCACTTACATCTTTATCTACATCTACACCTGTATTAAATTTACCTTGAAATGTACTATCAGCATTTAAAACTGATTGTATTCTATCTCTTGCTTGAGAAGCATTTTCTCCATCTCCAAAAGTACCTGATACAGAAATGCTACCATCTGCATTAGATATTACAAAAGTAGCAGGATTTTTTGTTGCAACACCAACTAAAGTAAATGCCTCACTTGTACTATTTGCAGTTATAAAACCAGTACTTGCACCTGCACTTAAATTTCCTGTAGCAAAATTTCCTCCTGCATCTAAACCACCACTTTGAACATTAAAATCTCTATTAGAACCATTCTGCACTCTTGCTCTTCGTCCAGTTGCTTGTGAAGTTGCTGTATTTACCCTTATTTGTGGATAATTACTACCATTGAAACTAAACACCATATAATTACCTTGATGTGGTGGTCTTCCTTCAAAATCTAATATTTGTCCAGTGTTTGATTGGAATCTGCCATTACCACCAGTTGGAAAATATGATGTTGATGGATTTGATGCAGTAGAACCATCAGAAAAAGTTATAGTAGTATTACCGTTGACAAGATTTGGAAAAGCAGATTGTGTATGAAAATTACTACCAGTACCACCAAAAACATTTTGCGACATGGCTGTGATATTTGTGGCAGGACTTATTAATGATGTTTGAGGGACTAAAGCTCTAGCAGGACTATTACCTCCCGCAACTGAAAATGAACCGGGGTGATTCGCAAAAGGTCTATTACCACTTGAAATATCAGATGCTGACGTATATGTATGACTACTATCTACATCTATTGTAAGACCAGTTATACCACCTACATTATTAGTATCGCCACTACCACTTGCATTTACGTTTACATCTGTACCACCAGCATCAAAATCAGAACGTACACCAAAATCAATCACTTCATTAACTGGCGATTGTATTAAATTACTTGTGCCTGATACTGTGAATGTTGAAAAATCTTCAAATACTAATCTTACGGAACTACCATCTAATGCAAATAATTTTTTTACTCTTCTAGGTGTTGAGCCATCAAGTGCGAAAAGTTTAGTAATTCTTCTGACAGTACCACTATCTAATCCAAATAATTTGGCTGACATTTAAATCTCCTAGTATTGACCTACAAATATAGCACCATTTACGAAATCACCTGCAACTGGGTCTACATTACCACTATCTGTTTCAAGAACAACAATATGCCCTATTTCTTGTTGAACAAATGCAGTTGTTGCCAATTGTGTTGTATTTGTATCTGCGGCGGCAGTTGGGCCTGCTGGAGTGCCAGTAAACGTTGGACTGGCTATATTTGCTTTTGTTGATAAATCTACTGTTGCAAAAGTTAATGAGCCACTACCATTTGTTTGTATAAATTGACCATTTGAACCGTCAGCAGTAGGAAAGGTTAATCCATTTAGTTCTCCTACACCTAAACTAGCAAAAGCATCTACGACTTTTGCAGTTGCTCCTGCACCGTCCATGTAAACTGCTTTTGTTTGTCCGTTTGCTATATTAACAGTAGAGCCTGAACCTTGTTTTATAGTTATTATCTGACTGCCTGTTGTGGCATTTTCAATAAATTGTAATCTACTAACTGTATTGGGTAGAATTGTAAGAACTCTTGTAGTTGATAATGTTGCAGAAGAAGTTACTTTAAAATACATTCCTCTAGCTGGGTCTGTTGCACCATCTGCTACAGTTTCTGATTGATTTCCATCTGAAGCAAAACAATCTTTTGTGGTAAAACTTAATCCTTCACCTATCAATTGAAGATTTGTATTTGTAACATTTCCCCATGTACCACTAGCATCTCCAGTTCCAAGTTCATCTAGTCTTAAATCATTAGTATAAACACTAGCCATTTAAACCTCCTAAGCTATTGTAATTATAGCACTAGCACCTGCGGCAGGGAAAACAATTCTAAATGTACCAGATGAAACTGTAAAATCACCACCAAAATTTAAAACAGCTATTGCCTTATTAGAATTTGTACTATTGTAGATTAAGGCTCCTCTTGCAGTAAATGATGCACTAGTCCATGTTGGGTCATCTGCATCAAAAAAAGCAGTTGTTCCACTTGTTGATACTGTTCTACTTGTCAATTCTACACCACCTGAACTATAACCAGTTCCTGATATTTCATTTGATGTTGTAAATGCAGTTGTACTTGCATCTAAACTTGCAGAACTTGTGTAAAGAGCTATCTTTAAAGTATCTGCAACTAAATCGTGTTGTTCATCTAAGATTTCAGACTTAAACGAAGTACACATTGCTTGTGTTATTGCCATTGTTAAATACCTCCTTCGTATTCTGCTTGGTAATTACGTTGCATTTCTTGTTGAAACAATGCTATTGCTTCATCAAATTGTGCTTTATACAAGTTTACACTATCTGGTGCCTTTAGAAAAGCAGAACTTTCATACAGACAGGCAGACAATAAAACTTGCTCTGCATTATCTCCAATCCAACTGTTAGCATTGATAGAAGATAAACCTGTTTCTAAACCAATAAAATCAACCTCATAGGCTAATGTTGCTGATGGTACTGGTCCTATTAAAATTTTTATACCTGATGTTGTTGCCTTTTTTGTTGCATACATAAATGGTTCGCCTTGTGTAGATGCATTAGGCACATAATCTCTTAAATAACTATCTATTCTATGTTTTAAAAATATTACATCACTATTCGCTTTTGTAACTGCAATTTGTCTAATCATTCTAGCATTTGCAACATCATATTCTTTTTGACCAATAACAAAATTTGCAGATAGAGTTTGTCTGTAACATGGTAAATTTGGCAATCTAGCAAAAATCATATTTTCTGCCTGCTTAATTATTTCAGGTATAGATGTTGAAAACTCTGTTCCATCATCTTCTATAAAATTTTTAATATTTGTTTCTAATTGTGTAAAATTCATTTAATTACCCCATGTTCCATCATTCCATGCACCTTCACTCCAACCAAAATTTACTGTTGCTTGTTCTGAACCTACACCACCTGTTGCTTGAACACCTGTTGTATTAACATCTGTATTTAATGTAATATTATTTATTGCACCAGTTCCTGCCACACCAGTTTCTGTGATTTCACTTTCTTTTGTATAATCGCCAATGGCAGATGTTGCACTTACACCAGATTGTGGGTTTGGTCCCTTAAAAATATCAATTGTTGTATCACCAACACCACCTGTGGCTTTGACTTCTTGGTCTCCACCCCAAATACCATATCCAAAGGCATTTTCTCCCCAACCATTTGTATTAGATTCTGGTATAACTGACTCAGCAATTTCAACACCTGTTCCTGCAGTCGCTGTGGCACTTGTAGGTGTAACTGTTAAATTAAGTGTTCCATCACCTGATTCACCAAATGTACCAATACCACTAGTACCTGAAACACCTGTAATTGGTATATCTGTATTTGGTATAGAACTATTTATTGTTCCAGTTCCTGCAATACTTGTAATAGTTCCAGTTGATGTATTAAAACTTTCATCTCCTGTACCACCTGTGCCTGCAACACCACCATTTGCTAATTCAAATATTCTATCATGTTCTATAGTTTCTGAACCTGTACCTCCAGTACCTGAGACTCCAGTAATTTGTAAACCAGCAAAGGCATCATTGATTGTACCAGTTCCTTGTGTACCTGTTGTTGTAACAGTTACTTCATCTTCAGGAGATACATTATTTACATTACCAGTTCCACTTACACCATCAATTGCAAAACCCGGTGCGAATGAACCAATTGCAGTTGTACCTACTTGCCCTGTAACTGGTTCATCTAATGATATGCCAACCTGACCAATTCTACCAAATGATTTAATACTTACACTTTGTTGTGACCTAGCAACTCTTGATGCAAATATATCACGAGTAAAACCATATAAAATTGTTACATTTTCAGGGTCATTATCAGGTCTTGGATTAAATAATGCAGTTGCATCAACAACATTTTTTGCTGGTGTTAATTGTGGGTGTTTTGGACTATATTCTTCAGGTTCAACACGAAGGTTATCCCATGTAGTTTTTAATTGAGTGTATTTTACCTCAAAACCACTTATATCACTAATTGCTTTTGATTTTTTTCCTGATGCAAATCTTGCCATTATCTTAAATTCAATCCTGTTGGCATTAATTTTAGAGAAACACCATCATTATCATTTGTAGATGCATATTCAAATGCCTCATTATAAATTTGTTTCAATAATGGGTATTTATCAGGTGCAAATTTTACAGATAATTTACTTGCTAAACCAGCACAAATACATTCTGTCCATGTATATGGAATATCTGTATCTTGGTCTGATAATGTAATATCTTCCAATTGTGTCATTGCATAATAATTTAATTTATATGTACTTCTATCAGGTGTTTGCCATAAAAATATTTTATATATGTTATTAGAGCCTGTCTGTCTTTGTCTATCTAACATATATTGATTTGGTTTACCTGTATCTGTTTTATTTGGTATCTGATTATATTCAGAAATGGTTATTCTATTTACTATTGTGTCTGTTCTTGTTGCATCAGCACTATCAAATATTACAACATCTAAAAAATCAAAAACACCTGCTGGTAAATTGTAAGAACTTGTACCTGCTACTAAATCAAGTGTGTTTGATGTAACTGTCCAATAATTTATGCCTCTATTTGCCCATTCAGAAAATAATAAATTTAGACTTCTACGAGCAGATATGGCTTGGTCTCCAGTTCTATTTTGAATGTCAAGTCCACACCTCTCGTATGCCTCAGTTATTATTTCTTCAACATTTGGTCTAAATGCAACTGTTCCTGATGTTGCCATTTTTTAATCCTAATATTTTTTCTTCATTGTTAAAACAACTTGGTAAGAATCACCAGCACCTGCTCCAGTTGTAGTAAATTTTATATCACCAGTAGGACTTGTGCCTGTTTGTTTAGTATTAGGCAAACCACCTATATCAGTAAAATCTACTTCACCAGATTGACCTTCATCAAGGTTAAGCATGATAATATCAGTACTGGCATCTGCCGAAACCTGTACTGTCATACCTTTAATAACCCAAGTACATTTTAATATTTTAACACCTGTACAAGCATCTCCATTGGCATTAGCTTGTAATGTTGAAACATCTACTTTTGTTATTGCACTTTCATCTCCAGTATCTACATATTGATATTGAAATGCCATAACAATTTTTCGAGTATCTTCAGAAAGAATAGTGCTTGATGTAATATCAGCCATTATACCCTCCTATTAAGATGCATCAGAGGAGCTTGAAATACCCATAAATTTTAACACAATTACAGTATCGCCACCGGGGTCTCCTGATACCACAAGTTCAGTTGCTTCTGCAGTTGCAGTAGATGCTGTTGTTGTACCACCTGACATTCCTAAAACACCATTACATGGGAAGAACCCTTTAAAACCTGTAGAATTGGTTGCTACAGAAATACCATCTACAAATCCATCAGTATCTGAATCTGTTCCAATATCTTGTAAATTTACGTTA